TTCCTGTAAATTTTAAATATTCAGCCCTCGGTGTTTCGCCCTCAATTAAAAGAAAACCGATATTTCCAGTTTTTTCAAAATCATTAATTGAAATTGTTTCTCCGCTTGGCAATGTCAATGAATCAACCAAGACCTCCGTTTCAAATCCCCCCTGCGTAAGCGCTTCTTTTAGGGTTGTTTCGTATGCGTTGGAAATCATATAACTAAATGTTTTGGAATTGATTTAACGACCTTCGGTGAGAAACCAATGTTTTGTATTGCCCATTTATCATTAAATCCGCTTGACGATATTTCAACTTGAATATTAATGAATCCAAAACTAAGCGGTAAATCGATATAAACCCTGAAAAATCCAATATCTTTATTTTTTCCACTACCCCAACCAAACGGCAGAACACCCCACACTTCCTCACCCCAAAGAGGCGAACCACCAATATCATAATTTACATAATCACCTTTACCGCTTATTTCTTTTTCAAAGACCCCCAATTTGCCGGAATCATTATACAATAATCTTACTTTTAACTTTGTTGTTTTTGAAATGTATCCACTTATTAAAATTTTATCACATTGTTTGGGAAAAGCAACATCGCCGAAACTAAATCTTTTGGTTTTAATTCTGCTCTCATAGTTTATTCCATTATCCGAATAATCATTTTCGTCAAAAGCAACATTAATTGATTTATCCGACGCAAATAATAATTTATTGTTATAAACAGTTAGGTCATTTACCGACCACCCCGTAAAGAATGAGAAAGAATTTCTTAAAACATCATAAACTATAACTCCCGAAGGAGTATCAATATTTTTTGTTTTTACCGAAAAAAGAATTTTTTTATCAAAGTAAATTGCCCTTGTTTGTTCTAAATCAAAGTTTTTTAAGAAATTATTAATTTTGGTAGAAAGTATATTAAAAGCCAAAGAAGTATTTCCGCCGGTTGCAATTCCATCTATTCTGGTAATAAAACCATCGGGTGTAATTCCATAAATTGAGTTATAAATTTTTACCGTTGATTTATTATTAATTACACCAATTCCTTTCCCGGAAATAATCGGTCTAATTGAAACAAGTTTTGAATCCAAAGATGAATTAATAATAAATTCAAATTTCTGAAATACATCTCTTTTTGTTATTAAAAGATAATCAACCAAATCAATTATATTTGTTATACCACCCTCACCATCGGCAATGTATTCAAAACCACCGGCAACAATTCCGGTTCCACCAAAATTTTCTGGATTATTAATTTGAGAGTAATTTATCTTTGTTTCATTGTTTTGGCTGTTGGCGATAAAAAGCCTCCTTTGATTAACCACCCATATTTCACCGCTTGGCATTCCTGAAACTTGGGTGGCACACATTGATACAGCCGAATTTGCTTTAACCGCCGGTGCGGTTTGTCCGCTTGCTAAAACCAAATTGTTTCCGCTAATTGAGGTGTAATCTCTTGTGTAAGCGGTTCCGGTTTGAGAATCCCTAATTACTATCTTACCACCGCCAGCGGGAAACCTTGAAGCATCTTGAAGCGGAATAGAGGTTTCTGTTCCGTTTAAATTTGATACAACATAATTTAGGGTAAGATACCAACGAACTGGCGTATCGCTAATATTTCCGCCATAGAATCTATCATTTGAATAACCGGCAAACCAAACAACGCCATTAAAATCTAATCCCGGAGTTAAATTAAATGTTTGGTTTAATTTTAAAAAAAAATTATTTAGCGGGTCGTAAAGATAAATACTATTTCCAACAACGGTCAATAAAAATTCCTTCTTATCTGACGCTGTTAGGGTAAGTATTCTTTTGAGCGGAGATGAGGTATCGGGGGAATCGGCAAATTTACTAGAACCCGACCTATTCGTAATAAGCGAATTATCATAAACAACATTTGTGGCTTCCGTAAGTTCGTTATCTTTTATAACTTCCGGGTCATCGTTGGTGTTGAGTCCGCCATAAGAAAAATTATTATACACCACATAATCAAGTTCCCCCCTGTTTATTTCCATAACTACAACCTAGAAAACTTAGTTCGACCAAAATGCTGTGTTCTCTCTTGTGGATAAAGTTTGCCGTATTGTTTTTGAAAATCAAGTTCTTCCGCCTTAAACACAGCCATAAATTCTGTATCCTTCTTTAATTGTGGCGATAAAAGATAAGCGGCTCTTAATGCGAGCATATTTATTATTTGAGGGACAAGGTCTCCCGCCAAAAATTCATCTGATTCTGATTTAAAATTAAATACCTGATTTCCGGAAGAATCCTCGCCTTTGTAATTGGAAAGATAGGTCATTATTAATCTATCGGGTGTTGTTAATTTTAGATTATCAACTCTCACATTAACGGCATTGGTGAATCCCGATGATTCATTAAAGTCAATCCTAAACCAAGTTATATTTGAATTATCCGGATTCCCGATTTTTACCAAATCATTCAAATTCCAAACAATTTTATTCCAACCAATTTGAAATGGCAAATCATCATCTTGGGTTGTTGCTGTGATTTTATTGTAATTTGAAAAATCTGTTCCAAAGTTAAAATCTATTGAATTAAAGTTGGTGTTTGGCAAATAAATATCCGCCTTGACCAAAGAATCTTTAACATTTGCTTCCCAATTAAGCGTAATGTTTGATTTTAAAAGAGATGCTCTTGATGCCGGTGAATTTCCTGCTTGTATATTAAAAACAATAGATGCGTTGCCTTCCGTTTTTTCTGCTAAATCTAAATTTAAATCTATACCATCATCAAGCAAACTAAAATTATTTAATGAATCGCAGTTTTCAAAAATCGTTTTCCCCGCCCTTAAATTTGGTGCGTGAATAATAATATATTTCACGCCATCAATGACGGCAACACCATATCTCCTCTTGTTTAATGGTTCGCCAAGGGTGGGAAGAATATCATATAAAGAATCAAAATAATGAAACTTATTTTGTTCTGTGTTATAATTTTCGTTCTTATATTTTATTAAAAGAATTTCTCTAAAATCAATTGGTGCCCGATAAAAATAATCATCTGAATCGAATAAAATTTCTTTGGTTCTTTTGTCGGTAGGAAGCCCCAACCTAAGTTGATAATAATCAATGGCTCTATTGAGGGCTCTTATTTTCATTGAATTATCAGCCGAGCCATTTGTATAATGTTGTAAATAATCATTAATTTGGTCTAAAATTTCACTTATTTTCATCTTTCTTTGTATTTTCTAAATCTTGACCGCTAACATCAATCAGTTCCACAGAAGGAAATATTCCTTTTTTATCATACACTAAAATAGGATTAAAATCTACTTTATGTTTTAAAACCAATTCACGATATTCTTTTAAAAAATCATCAATTCTCTTTTTTAGGAGCAAATCTTCCATTTTCTGTGATTTATTCTTTTTATTACCCAATTGCCACATATTCAATGTTAATCGTTGATGATGGTGCGGTATTAAAAGTTATTGAAAAACCGGTGTTAGAAACCGCTGTTAAGTAATAAACGGAATTAATTTTGTTGTTAATAGAAACAACGGGAACCGTTCCGCTGGAAAAAGAAACGGGAAAGTTAACATTATAACTCCCCACACCGGCAGATGTTTGAAACGAACCTTTTATTATTTTTGAGCCCAAACCAGATGGTGTATTAAAACTCATTGATTTGTTATTTGTTTAAAGACCTTTATGTATTCGGGGCGAAGTCTCTTTTCCATCACCCTTAGTTCTTTTTCTAAGTTTTTTAGTTCCCTCTCTTTGAGGTATAATTCATTTCTGAATTCGACAAAACCGGTTAACTGCTCGTTCATTTCATCAATTTTTGCTTGTTTTTCTTCTATCTCTAATTCTAATTCTTTTTTATTATTTTTCAAATCAAGAATTTCTGATTTAACCGCTTCGTATTCCGCTTGTTTTTCGGTGATGGTTTTTTCTATAAATTTAATTTGCTGTTCTTTTAATTCCAGGGTGGATAAGTTGGATTCTTTATTAGAAATTACAGAATCCAAGAACTCAACATATTTCTCTTTCTCATTAATTTTTTCAATTAACTCGTTGATTGATTTTTCAAGAGATTCTTTGGTTAAAGAAAGGGAATTAACTAAATTATTTAACTCCGAGTATTTTTTTTGGTATTCAATTATTTCTTTTTCTTTTTCTTTAATATCATTTTCAATTGAAAGCAGTGTCCACCTCTCTTTATCGGACTTACTTTTTATTTCTTCTAAAATTTGCGAAGAAATAATTTTAAGCTCTTGTTTCTTGTCCTCGATTAAAGAATTAAGCCTATCAATTTCCGAATTCAGATTTTTTATTTGATTAGAAAGAGATATAACATCTCTTAAAACATTTTCCATATTAGTTAATTCCCATTCCAACCGAAACCTTGATTGATGAACCAGTATTAGAAGCCCCAACTCCCCTAGCCGTTATTCTAAACGCTATCGCCCTCGAAATACCTATATCCTCAACAACTTTTGTGGGAGAAGATGAATTTAAAACGCTTGGTCTATTCATCAATTCTCCGGTAGATGCGTCCTTCACCGGAACCTGAAACCACTTCAGATTTCCCGAACCATCTTTTTCTCCGGTTGCGTAATAATACCTCAATTCAATTGAGTTTAGCGAACCGAGTGTGTGTTCAACAAAAATGCTGAGCTGGGTATTACCAACCACATAATTTGAATCGTCTATTAAAACAACTTCGGTTTCTTGGCTGGTAGAAATGGGAGCAATCTGTCCACCAAACTTTATATCAACTTGCGGTAAAAAACCCCTCATTTTTTATTTTATTTTTTTGACCTTTTTGATTTTTTTGAACCAACCTCACTATCGCTGGCGACAACAGAATTTTCATCGCCAGTAGCGGCGACATTTTCATTTGTCATTTCGGAATTGGACGGGGACGCTGATTCATCTAATTTTTCAAGCATGCCGGGAAATTTTTCAAAAATATAACCAGCATCAGAATCTTTCACCTCAGCAACGCCACCCTCAAAAAATTCATAAACATTTCCAAATCCCAAATTAACCTTAAATGTATATTTTGACCTTACCTTCATTTTAGTTGAATTATTTCAAGCGACCCATTTATTCCACTTCTACTTTTTCTCAAAAAGAGAAGTGGGAAGAGAAAAAGGCAAAAGTATCAAGATTAACCGGTGTATGTGCTGTTATCACCCTTAGAACCGAAAATATTTCTCCAATCAATCCAACCAACTTTTTGTTCAAATTTCACCCTATATTCATAGACATCATTGTCGGTTTCTGCGGGAGTTCTTACTCTGGTGATAATCGGCAAGAACTCGACAGCAACTAATCCCGTTCCAAATTGACCGCTTCTGTTTTGCGTATCAATTAAGAACCAAGCCGTGTTAGAACCACCATTGGTAGCCAACAAGTGAGGTGCCGTGTATACATCAGCAATTAACCCTTTAAAGAGGTTAACATTGTTGTTTGATGTATCGATTTTGTATTCACTCATTGCCAACTCCAATGCCGTTCTAACATAAGTTCCGGAAGGCGGAAGAATTATACCGAAACGACCACCCATCATCGGCATCGGTTTTCCGACGTCGTCAACGAGTTGAGCCATTACGGTTTTAGCCGACCAAAGAGCATTGTCGGAGAAGGGAACCTGAGCGTTTGCACCCGTGAAGGTGTTGGCTTGAGCCGCACCACCATCAACTCTTGCGTGTTGCGTGGAAATCAATGGTTCGTTCAAACCATCAACATTTCCACGAGCAAACATATCGTTTCTGTTGTAGCTGGAGGGGGTGGTAAAAGCCAAATTAAAGACGGCCCAGTATTGCGAATAAACCTGATTTTCTAAATCCCTGAGAACCTTTCCCGCTTTATCTAAGAAACTAGCATAAGCCGGATTTGTTCTTTGGGCGAACTCTTCTTCAAGTTCCGCAACTCCAGCAAATTGTTCTCCGGCGGCAACACGAGTCCTATAACCAACCAAATCATCGGTTAATGGGTAGTTGCCCCCCGGTCTCCTTCGACCTATTGGTTTTACACCAGTGGTGTAAATAAATTCAGCTTCCTCTTCATTGTGTTTTGTTAATTTAGTGAAAAGGGATTCGGCTGTCGGATTTGTATCAACTAATTTATATTCTCTTAAGGCGGAAAGCTGTTTTTGAGATTGGTCTTCTAAAACAGCAATATCTTTATAAACGCCTTTTAGGAATATAGCTTTTGAACTTCCGTAATTCATAACATTTGAACTAAGATATACGACCAATTCAACCGATTCGGTAATAACATTATGCAGTGTTTAATAAAAGTAGGTAAAAAGTAGCCAAAACTAAGCTACTTTTTGGAATCTACCAACAACTTTGGTAGAAGAATCCCCCGATTTTCCGTAAGAAACGAAAAGTTTTGGAGAACCAGTGCCACCAACAACAATATATGAGTTTTCCGCCAAAGTATCAGCGTTTGCTCCGTTAAACTCACCAACACCATCAGAACCAGCAGTTGTTCCGAGGGCGGCATTTACATCTGCTTCATAAAGCATATCGTATCTTGCCGGAATATAAAGAACGCCAATTTTGGCACTCGTGGTGTTGTTTGATGCGGTTGTAATTGTTTCAACCGGTTTTCCGGTGGAATCTCTTACAACATTCCTGTCCGGATAAACAATTGCGGAAACGACACCGAGTGCCGCACCTGAGCCACTGCCAGCAACAGCATATTTAGAATTAGCCGCCGCTCCGCTTGCCGAAATATAAGAACCAACTGATACAGTTTGAGAGTTATCCAAAATGACAAACTCCAAAGCATTAGTATCTATCTTTTTTAGAGGACGAAACATAATTTTGTAATATCAATTTACCGACCTTAATAAGACCACCCCTCACCAAATTTTGTCTCACTAAGGTATTTTTCGGCTTCCTCCGGCTTCGTTCCTAATTTTTGAGCCAACTCTTGGGCGTCAGCAGAAAATTGCTTTTGCTCGCCAGTAGCACCGGAAGAGGGTTCGTGAGAACCAAGTTCCGCCATCTTTTCCTGTGTAGCGGATTCTTTTTTCTCAACCTCTTTGGCTTTATTGAGCAATTCATCGGCATTTACAACGGCATAAGCCTTTTTAATGTCGTTTATAATATCCTCAACATCAAATTGTTTTGAATCTATTTTGTTGAAGTATTCCTTAACGGCATCAAGTTTTTGCTTATCCGCCAAATCCTTGAATTGCTCGGAGGCTTTGGCAAAAGCCTTCTCAACATTTTTCTGTCTAATTTGTTCATAAACGCCCCTTTCTTCTTCTTGTTTCTTTTTTTCTAATCTATCTAATTCCTTGCGGATAGCCGATACCTTTTTTAAGAGCTCTTCTGGTGATTCGGTGGGTTGTTTATTTTCATTATTTTCGGTCCCATTTTCCGAACCATCTAATACATTTTGATTTTTATTTTCATCCATATTTTTTGACACGGCGACTGTCATTGTTAAACGCCCGAAGGTATAACAATAACGAGGCGACCGTTATTGAAATTTTTTTTACGCCCTTTGATTTTATTATATTCACTACCCATTAAAAGTCAAACAATTTTTGCTCTTTTAATCTTTGGGATTTTAACATTGCCCATTTTGACAACAGACAACTTAACTGGTGATATTTTTACTCCCTTAAATTTAACATTTCCAATTTTAACTTTTGGAACTCTGGTTGTAATACCACCAATGGAAACCTTCGCAAATTTAATTTGCGATGGCTTAGATGTCTGAAACTTTATTTGTTTAATAAAATTTTTAGCCATAACTATTTAGATTTCTTTACCGAAACCTTTTTTGATGATAGTTTTTTAGAACCAACTGATTTTTTTGTGCTCCTTTTCAAGAGTTTGTTTTTTAATGCTCTACTTCCTGCCATTTTTTCTTTTTTTTGTTTTAGTCGACCTTTTTAATTTTGGATTACTTTTGTTTTCAATCATATAAAGAAATCTCATCTGGGCAACCGCTTTTTTTCTAGTGTCGTGTGTTCCCTTAACCTTGCCGGTTTCTTTGTTAATTGTAAGATATTTATCTCCTCTTTTTATAATACTATAAGGCATCTTTTAATTTATTCAACTCTTCAACGCCCTTTAATGCCAAATCCTCATTAAACACTAAATCATTTTTACGACCACTAACTCTTTCCGCTTTTAATTTTGATAATATGTCAGATAATTCAGCGACCCTTCCATTGATAAAATTTTGTTCATCAATTGTTTTTCCATATAAAGAACTGGTGAGAACATATTTTTTAGTTTTAAGGTATCTCTCAAATTTTGATTTGTTAAAAATCTCTATCTCATTAATAATATCGGTTTCTGCTGGAATGTAAATATCTTTATTTAGAACATCAGAAAATAATCTAAACAATTTTGGTTGTGGTATTCTTTTTAAAAAGAATTTAATTAAACTAATCATATTACATCAATTGCGGTTCTTGACCGGTTTCATTGGTTTGGGCGGTTGTTAAGCCACCCGCCGCCCCATTAATTTGTCCCCTCAATTGGGAAAGTAAATTATTTAATGCGCTGCCGCTTTGCCCACCAACACCAGTTGAGTTCATTGCCATACCAAGTGGATTATTTTGCGTCGGTGGTTGTAGCGGGGGTAGAGAAACATCTTTAATCCTTGAAAACACCTGCGGAACAAGTTCATCTTTTGCCCAATCAGAGGGCGATTCTCCTATAACCTCCAAATAGCGAGCAAATGCTTTGAATGGGTCTATAATTTGACCAAATGCTTGAAGCATAAAACTTGTTTTTTCTTGGAAAAGGGCTTGCTTTAATTCATTGCTATCCTCTTGTTCAAGGATAATGTCTTCAATAATGAAATCTAATTCTTTTAGGGCATCTGCCGAAACTTCTATAATTTGCGTTTGTCCGGAAACTTTTGATAAATTCTCTTCTTCTCCAAAAATGATGTCCGGTGGTGCAACGCTTTTTACTATTCTAATAATTAAATTACCAATTCCACCTCTTGTAAGATTTATTCCGCTAAGGTTTAATGTTTTAATTACCCTTTCATCAACCGATTTGCTTAATTTATCATAAGAATAAAATTGTAGGGCAGTTTTTACAACAAGTTCATATTCTTGCCTGATAAGATACCAGAGCATTAAAACCGTTGAACTTAAAACCTGGAATCTTATTTGTTCTTGTATTCTCCTTTCGGTTGCTGTTTTTGGTTGAATAGAGGAAGATTCCGGCAAAAGTGTTCTTCCCGTTTGCGCTTGAACAATGCCGGAAAGATAATTTAATGTTGAGAAAAATTGCGGCGATGCCGGATTAATAGTTAATTCTTTATAAGCGTTGATGTCGGTAACCGGAATAATTTGATTAGCTCCAAATTTAATATCTTTCTTTTCAATGTCTTCTGAAAGAATTGGCGGCGAAACTTCTTTCATTTCTCTTTCCAAAAGAAGTTCCATCATTGAGTTTAAGAAAGCATCGGGGTCTTTTAATTTAAATGGCAAAGATAAGCCATAAAAGAATTTCTCGTCGATTGGTTCAAATATGCTCGAAATAAAAGGAAGTTTTTTATGATTAAATGGAATCGGTGAGTGTGTTGGTTCTCTCTTGTAAGAAATTGGATTTAAATAAACCCCATTAGCGACAATATCAAATCTATCCTCCGGTTCGTTATAGTAAGAAAGAACAACAACTTTTTCAAGCATCGTTTGGTCTCCGCCTAAAAGTTTCAAAAACAAACTATCAGCCATCAGTTGATTTCCCGTGTGGACATATTTTGAATTTGGATAATTGGCGTATTTTCTCTTAAAGTCATCTAAGGTAAGAATATCGGAAATAATCAATTCTTCCTGTTTTTGTATATTTCTTTCCCATATCTTTGGGATAAAAACATTTTCAAGGGGAACAATTCTCGTAACAACATCGTTGATTTTTTTAATATCAAGTTCCTCAATATCAAATTCTCCCGTTTCTGGGTCAAAGCCCTTAATGTTTTTTACTTTTTTCTTTCCATAATCAAAGCTCGTATTTATAACAACAGTTCCGTTAACGGTGGCATAAAGAAGTTGCCAGAATTTTTCTATTTTATCAATTGAATTAACACGCCATTTTTGGTAAATGGCATCTAAGAATTTTTGCCAGTAAATTAAATTATTATTAAAGTTTGGTAAATTTTTGGGTTTTATTTTAAGCGAAGTAATTGTTGAAAGAATTTCCAAAGATGCCCTTCTCGCTTCGCCAACATAAATTTCAAAATCGGTTTTTTGTTTTTTCTCATCGTCGTCGGGTGAATTGCCGGAGTTCATATAAAAGATGTCCCTTGACTGCGCAAGATATTCTAAAAGACTTAATCCCCTAAATTGCCTTCTTGGTAAAAAATGATAATTTCTCCAAGTATAATATTTTTTATAAATCTCTTGAATTGTATCAAGTTCAAATTTACCTGGTTTATAAGTATCTTCTAGTTTTATTTTATTTTCCATCTTTTTAAATTAATTTTAAACCTTTTTAAAAAAAATTCAAATGTTTATAACCTTCCCACTTTTCCATTTTTTCAACCTCCTCGATTGTTCTTTATCAGAGATAAATTTAAAACCAATTGAAATTTGTTTGTTGATATTTTTCAACCTCACTTCCCACGGATACTCATAAAATTGTTCCAGTGTAAATGTATCAACTCCATATCCCTTATAAGCAATGTGATAAAGACCACCGGAATACAAATAAATTTTTATTTTTTGCCCGTAAATATTTTTTAATTTTTTAAAGAATCTCTCTAACTCAATTTTCATTTTTTGTTTTTTGCTAAACGCCTATAAATATTTTTAATTACATCGTCATATTCTTTGGTTCCGCCACTTTCATTATAATCATCTCTTAACATTCTTGCAAAGTTATAAGCAAAGTTTTCAAATGATGCTCGCATATCGGCTATTTCCGGCGTGTGAACCGGTTTTAAAATGGTATCCTTTGATGTTCCCGTTCTTACCGTTGTGGCATATCTTGAATTTGCTATGGCATTGTAAATTGCCATTGCTCCATCTGATTCTGAATTAAATATCGTTCTTGGCAAAATCAAAGAAGTTGCGTGTCTTCTTGACTGATGGCTCAACCCATCTCCTTTGGCAAGAAACCGAATACCATATTTCCTAAACAGAGCCTCAATTGAATATGGTCTTTTATCTCCCTCTATAAAAACATTTTTTTGTTTATGTGCTACTTCTCCAAAAACCCATTTGGGATTGGTTCTCCAAGAGCGGACCTTATTCAACATATTCTTAACATAATCAACCTGATACCAGTCATCTATGTATTCTAAATCAACATTCAAAAAAGGCAAGTAAAAAGAAGGGGAAACGCCTGAATAAATAAAAGCATCTAAAACCAAAACATTTTTCCCATCAAATTGCTCCCAGACAATTACAGTTTTGTCTTGCTGTCCCCAGTCAAAAGAAGCGTAAAGCGGTAATTTGGGATTAAATTGAAGCGGCATTAATTTTGATTGAGAAATTTCCGGATAGTATTGGCTTTTGGGGGAGGGCATATAAGAGGGTTCAAATTCTTTTAAAACTTCCGGGTCAAGTTCCGCTTTCTTTTTCATTTCCTCAAACCAAACATCATCTTTAAAGGGATTATCTTTCCAAGTGAAAGAAAGCCTGTCTCCTTTCTCTTCACACATTTTGCTGAACATATTAAACTTGATGTCCGCTTTTGTCGTTGAAACAAAGACCTTAACCTTAGAGACGGTTTGTAAAGATTTCCAAATTTCCAAGAAATTCTCTAAGGCAAAACATTCGTCAACGAAAACAAAGTTGTATCTCCTTGACCTTCCGGCGGAAGAAGAAGACGAAGAACCAACAATAGAAGTTCCCATATTAGGATTAATGATTTTAAGTTTCATATCAGTTCCCGTTCCTTTTCCAGAACCTTTGGGAATATATCCTGGAGGTTTTAACCAAGAAGGCAAAGATTTTATTCCCCATCTAAATTTTCCAAAAATCGTATTATCGGGAATTGCCGTTCCGTCGTCCACCTCCTCCTCTCGGCGTGAAATAACATAAGCAGACCAGCCGGGTTTAAAAAGCCAACGCCATAAAACATACCAAACAACAAGCCAAGTAAGACCCATTTCTCTTGGTTTATCAAAAAGAATCTCGTGTTCGAAGTCATCATTTTCCGATTCAAGCATTTTAATCAAAGCCTTTTTTTGGTATTCAAATAAAAAGAACGGAACAACTTTATTATTCAAAGGTTTCTGAATAATCCAACCAAAAGTTTCTATAAACTCCAACGGGTTTGTCGCATAAAGGTCCAGCAAGACATTATTCCTATAAAGTTCGTTAGATTCTAATTCTTTTAAGACATTAACCCTTACCTGAAGTTTTTTAAAATACTCCTCAGATTCGTAGTATTTTTTTATAAGTTCTATCCTCATTGTTCTTGATTTTGTTTAAGCCAATCAACAACAGCCGTTTCTAAATCTTTAAGGTTTGAATTATAAACACTAATTTTATTAAAGACATTTGTCCCACCCCACTTAAATCCCTTGGGCGGTTTTAAAGCCAAAATAGAAGCAATATCTTTAAGAATTTTAATTTTAGATTCAATTGGAAGTTTCTTATAATCTTTAACAAGAACAGTTTTAGATGCTTTATCAAAA